CGGCGGAAAGATAACCAGCCGCATCAGCAAACACGCCTGTTGGTGTGCTGCCGTGCGGAGTGAGGATCTCAGGTGTCGTGCTCATGCGCGTGGTTCCGGCGTGTTGCTGTGCTCCCCGTTCTGGGAACCCGCGCCGCTCTCCGACTCACGCTCTATCACGTTCGCCACCTGCTCCGCACCCCCGCCGCCCACAATGAGTGCGCGATAGTCGCGCATCCTTTTGCCGCGAATGAACTGCGTGACGAGTCCGGTCTGCTTATTCTTGCGCCACACAGAGGCGTCAGTTTTCCCTACGGCTGGCACCACGGAGGCATCCGCGAACAGTTCGATTTGCATCGCCTTGCGCCACACGTTGATTTTTCTCATGCGCCGGATTCCACCGTCCTGCACGCCGATGCACTGATACCCCATCTCCGCCCAAAACGTATTCGCGTCGAGGTCGAACCCGCAGCGAAGCGTCAGCGTGCAAGCGCCCTCCGCGTATTCCTCCATCGCCGCCACCAGCGCGGCCCCGTAGAGTCGCCGCCGCGCGTCGTATTCGATGCACACTTGATGGCACTTCACGTCCGCCCCTTGCGCGCCGACGTAGAGATACCCGCACGGCTCACCGTTGAGCATCCCAAGGAAGATTCGCCCATTCTCCGACTCGCGCTCGAATACGCATTTCGGGTAGAAGCTCAGCGCCTCGGCGTTCTTCCTTTGCAGACCGTCCACGAAGGAAATCAGGTGCGGATGCACCTTCACAATTTGGAAATCAGGGTTGCTCATCTTCTTCGGGTTCTTCGGGCGTTATGTCTATGACGATCATTTTTCCAGATAGGCGCAGGCGCTTTGGTTTAGAATCTCCGCCCACTCCGCTCCGCACCGCATCACTTGTGCGCTCGACGCCCGGCTCTAGTTCGGGGTTCCCAGAACCACGCAGTGGAGCGAACAAATCCGCGCCGGTAACGTCTTGCGTGCTCATGGCGTCCCTCCCGGCGCGGCTTTGTCGCTCACCGCGACGTTCTCCGCCTCAGCGCCGTTGTGAGTAGATGCGGTTTTTTGCCAGCGGTTTTTCACTTCGAGCATCACCGGGCTGTGAGTCCGCTTTTCATTCAGGTGGTCATCCTTCCGCCAACCATCCTTTACGGGCTTCGTCTTCCCCACCACCCGCCAGCCTGCCCCCCGCAAAGACGCGCCGCTTTCCGTTTCGAGGGTGTACGTAATCATCCGCCGTCCCCCCATTGCCTCCCACGCTCGCCAGCACGCGGCATACAGCATCGAGCACGTTCCCTTCGGCGCGGGCTCTATCGTGCAGACGCGGAGAACCTCCGCCGTCCATCCATCCATCAGTGTCGCCGAGAGCGGGTTTCCGACTATCGCGACCCCCACAAGCCGACCATCCACCGCCACGCCGGCAGACCACTTGCCTCCGTTGCGTGCGGTGCGGCCGTTGTGCCTGTGGTGCTGCGCGACGAAATCATTCGCCTTTCGGAGCGTCATCGGAACCATGTATGGCCTCCCACTCCCCGCCAACTCTGCTGCCACGGGCGGCTCTAAATCGGGCGGAGAACCAGGGCTTGCACCAAACGCGCCTGGCGTCGTGCTGAAAAGCTCCGGTTCGGATTGGATAGGCGGCTTCATTGCGGGGGCGCGTCCTCGGCGCGTTGGTGAAGCCCGGCGTTCTTTTTCGCGGGTGCCGATGGGAGGTTTTCCGAGCCACCCCCGCCGCCCAAGAATGCTCGGCTCGAAAGCGGCGCGACCATCACGAGCGGCCAGTTGGCCCATGTGCCCCACGTCTGTCCTGAGAGCGTGTCGCCGTGCGTCACGCGCGTCGGGATGTTCCAGAGCGTTGTGTTGATCATGCACATATCACAGGCGACGCGGCTGATGTCCCACGCCTCCACACGCAGCCGAGGGATGACTTCACGCGGCAGGTTCGCCGCGAACCCGAGAATCATCGCGCCCGCGCCGCACGCGGGCTCGGCGACTTTGATCGGGCCTTCCTTTGGCAGCTCGCCAGCGGAGAGTGCGCCGATCAAGTCGCACAGCGACTTGGGTGTGTGGAACTCGCCGCCGCGCGCCTGCCCGCTACCGAGCGTCTCCATGTAGAGAGTGCCGAGCAGATCCGCAAACGGCCTCGCTTCCATTTCCAGCACAAGCGCGCCGAACGCATCCGCGAAGCCCTTCAGTTCCGGGCCTGTCCACCGCTTCGCTTCGTCCATGTATTCCGTCTCGCGCAGCCCGCCAGAAACGGCGCACGCGCCGAGCTTCACGAATGCCGCGAAGACCTCCGATTGCTGGCGGTGCGTCGCCATTGATTGCAGCATTTTCAGGGCACTCATCGGTCGAGGTCGTAGGCGTGGCTCATCGTGGCGGCTTCCTGCGTGGACATCACTGGCGGCTCGTAGTGGCTGGGCCCGCGCTCGGCACTCTCACGGTCGTCGTAGCGTGCAATCTCTTTCCAGTAGATGCGCTTTTCCGTTGTGTTGACGACCATCGCCTCGACGACGAATGCCGGAGAACAAGGCGCGTTCGCAGAAGGCAGCGCATCCCAAGTCCGACCGTCTAGGTCGCGGCCCGTGGATTTCTTGTCCACGCCACCCCACTGCTTGAAGAAGAAAGCCGTGCGCTCGTCGCACTGGTCGCGCAGAGATTCCACCCATGCGCGTTGCATCGGGCGCGCTTTGCCTCCGCTCTCGCCGCCGACAATCAGCCAGTCAGGGCGCGGCCCGCCGTTCATCACGATTGGCCCGAGCAGCGGCTCGGCGCTCACGAAGTGGACAGTGGCCTCGATTTGCAGCAGCCAAGGCATCCGCTCATCGTAGCGTTCTTGGTCTTCGGCAGTCGTGCCGAGCCACACGTTCGGCATGTGGTCGCGGAACGTGCGCAGCCGGTCGAAGTTTCCATTCATAGCATCGTCCATCAGTCGGGCGATATTCTGCGGGCGTTTCGTCAGCAGCAGCCAGTCGAGCCACGGCGTTGCGTCGATCAGATGCAGCAGTTTCATGCGCTCGTCGCGCAGGTCTTCGCGATCCTCGAACACGTCCGCCATGCTCGCACAGAAGACGCGCTTGCGCTGGCCTTCGGCCTGCGCCGCTGCGTTCCATTTGCGCGGTTCGTTCCAGTGCTTCTCTCCGAAGAATCTGCGCGGAGATTCCACTCCCCACACGGCATTGCCCGTGCGCTTGGCGAACGTCTCGGCGTAGCAGTGAGCGCAGCCGGGCGACACCTTCACACACCCCCACCACGGATTAAACGTGTGGTGAGTCCATTCGATTTTAGAGTCTTGTCCCATGTTAGTCTTTCGTGAAATCGCTCTGCGAACCAGACGTTACCACTTGAAGGGTTCTCGTGCCGCAGTCATCGCACTCGTAGAGGTATCGTCCGTCTGGAGCCTGCATCCTCCATTCAGTCACCGTGTCGCACTCGGTGCATGTCACGGTTACATCGCGAAAGGGCACAATCATGCGCCGGAGCGAACTGCCCTCGCGTGAATGACGATATTCTTCCGGCATGTCGCAGGGCAGTGGCGGCCCGTCCGCTGCGCAGTCGGAGCGTCGCGGCCCACTCACGCCCACACCTCCGCGTCGGCGCGATAGGCGCAGTATGCGCGGACCACGCAGCCCCAGCTCATCGGCTTCTTGGCCTCGTGCTTGATCTCGATCGCATCCTGCAAAATGGTGAGCCACACGCCGAGCCCGTCGCTCTCCAGCACGCGCTTCTGGAGCGCGAGCGGTGCCTCGCCGTAGTTCTTGCGCTCGATGTCGCCGGTCGTGGTGTTCACCACTTCCACCTGCACCCTCACCTCGCGGTCGTGCGCAGGGTCCAGGCCGTATGCGATCGAGAAATCCGCCATGTCCGCCTCGCTCGGGATGTTGGGAGTTTGCAGCGGCGCGATGCGCCGACGCCAGAGCTGCTCCAGGCGTTTGGCGTGGGTGCCGGTGAGCAACTCCTTCTTGCCCTCGTTCGTCATCGCCATCACGATCCCGCACCCGCGGCGGTTGTAGAGTTCGCGGATGAAGTCGAGTGACTCCAGCCCGCGCTTGCCGTGAAAAAGACGGTGCCCCTCGTCGAGCACGAGCAGCACGCCCTCGTCGAAGCATTTCATCACCCGCGCGCGCATGTCCTGCGTGCGGCAGTCCGGGATGCCGAGCTTCTCGGCGAACTCCTTCAGCAGAGTCGTGATCGCGCCGCCCGTGGGGACCTCGATGTAGATCGTCGAGCCGTGATTGTGCGTGAAGGCGTAGTGCTTCAGCGCCTCCGTCTTCCCGATTTGCGAATCACCGAAGAGGAAGAAGATGCGCTGCCGCTTGCGCGCTCGCTCGCAGCGCTTCTCGATCTCGCGGTAAAGCCGCGTGATGATGAAGCCGCCGTCGCCGAGACGGCTCGTGCCTTCGAGCGTGCGGCGAAACTCCTCGATGCTCTCCACCATCGGTGTGAGGCTCGCGCCCTGGTCGCCGCGACGGCCAGTGAGCGCAGCGTAGATGCTCGCCCAGGAGTAGTAGCCGCCCTTGTCCTTTTTTGGCAGCACTTCCTCGCAATCGCTGCTGCCGAGATTCTTGCTGCGCAGATAGCCAAAGAGCCAGCGCAGCGCGGTCTTCTCCCGCTCGCCGAGTTCGCGCACGGCGTCGGCGAAGCGGTCGCCGGAGATGTTGAATTTCTTCTCCGCCATCACGGCGATGGACGGGTTTATTGCGCCGCCGATGGCGATGCCGCCTTCGGTGAGAGTGTCAGTTTCTTCTTGCATAGTGTTGGGTGTCTTTGGGTCGGGTTTGGGTTCGGGTTTGGGTTCAGTGGGGAAAGCGAGTAACCGCGTGGCGAGCCTTGCGGTTTTACGCGGGGAAAAACTCCACCGGCTCATCGTCTGCATGGTCCGCGCAGGGCTGCTGCGCGGGCGTTGCACTGAAAAATTCCGCGCCGTCCGCATCGTCCGCGGCGGTCTCGTCTGCGACCGGCCGGCCGCTATCTCCGCGCACGGCGCGGCCCACGTTCACGGCCCGCTCATCCGCCTTCGCCATCGCCCGCGCCTCCGCGCGGTCGGTGGCCGTCGTGCCATTCCGCACCGCGTCGTTGTGCGCGACGATTGCCTCGATCTCCGCAGCCGCTCCCGCGTGGCGGTCGCGCAGCGGCGTGAGCAGCGTCTTGATCTCATGCGAACGCTGGCCGAGCTGACGATGGATGCCCGCGGTGTCGTGCGGATTCGAGCGCACGCGGCGCGCGGCGGTGCCGAGGAATTCCCCGCGCGGTCCATACACCCACAGCACGCTCTTCGCTCCGTTCTCGAACGGACTCACGACCACGCCATACTTCGTCCGCTCCGCGAGCCGATACGATCCGCCGTCCGGCGCGACCAGCGTGCCCTCGAATGTCATCGGGTCGGGCGCGATGTCCGCGTCCTGAATCTCGATCAGCCCGTCCGCGGTGAGCTGCTTCGGCCTGCGCAAATCGTCGCCCAGTTCGCGGTCGCAGAACATGAGCGCGATCACCGCGTCGGGCAGCGTCACGAGTTCCTTCATGCCAGCGCCGAAGACCTCGCGCGGAGCCATCTTGCGCGCACGGCGCAGCGCGGGCATCATCGCGGCGGCGGTGGTGAGCATGTGCCGGTGCTCATGCGGCAGGGCGAGGAACTGCTCGGGGGAAAGCCATTCGTCGCCGAGCAAATCGCGCTTCCACTCGACGAGCGTGTGCCCGCACTCCACCCATCCCTCCAGATCGTGATCCGTGCGCCACGCGATCAGGTCGTCAATCTCGCGAAGCAGCGAGCACGCCTGCCAGTATTCCAGCATCGGCGCGATCATGAGCTGCGCGCGTTTTGCATCGCCGTTGCAAAGCTCTTTGATGACCCCCGCCGTGACCGCCTGCAGACCGTGCAGCCACTCGGGCGGGTTGCGGTCGTGCCCGGTCGCGGCGGGCAGATGCGCGGCCTCGTTGTGGATGAGATTGTGATGCGCCTCCAGCCGCGCCTTGTGCCGGGGGTTGCCGCCGCCGCGTCCGAAGTATCCAGCGATTGCCTGCTCCTTGCCGATGATGCCCGGCTCGCGCACGGTGATCTTCCCGCCACTGTGATCGGCAAAGAATTTCGCGAGTGCCTTGCGCACCGCTGCCGTTCCCTTCTCCGCGGGGATCTCCGTGCCGCGCGGCGAGTAGCCGATGTTGCGGAAGATGTGCGCGAAGAGGAAACGCATCTCGCGCTCTTTCAGAGAGTCCTTCGTTCCGTCCGCGCGCTCGAATTGCGGGCGACGATGCACGGCGAAACGGTCGCCGGAATAAAGGTCCATCACGCCAAGCTCCTGGATGCACGCTTCCTGCCCGCGAAGCATGAGCACGCGGATGTCGCGCTTCACGTCATCCGGGATGAAGTGCGATCCCACCCACAGGCCGACGCGCGTCGTGAGCACCTTGGGGCCAAACTCGCCGAGCGCCGCGCCGAGGCCGTCGCGCATCGCCTTGACTTCAAATGACCGCCGCCCCATCTCGCGCAGCCGACGCTGGAGATTGTCATAGCTGCACCCGGTCGGCAGGCCGCGCTCGTCTAATTCCGGCCAGGGCAGATGCGCGAGGTCTCCGCGCTGCCAGCGGCGCATCAGCTCGCGGTGCGCAGGGCGGCTCTTGCGCTGATTGCCATCGGCGAGCCTCGCGTACTCCTCCACGATCGGATCGGGCACGCGGCCCTCCGCGTCTTCGCTGCGCGCCTTGCGTTGATCGATCAGCGAGCGCCAGTCGTGACTGTGCCGCCACGCATCGTATTTCCTCCGCACCGTCTTCGCGCTCGTGTGCAGCGCCGTCGCCGCCCTCGCGCACGCCTGCCCCTTGTGCTCCGCCTTGGCGATGACCGCCAGCTCCCGCAGCCACGCCTTGACATCCATCTTCACGTCGATGGGCAGGCCGGCGAACTCGGCGGCGTCGTGGGATGGAACGGAGAGGATCATCGGAAAGTGACTGGTGACTGGTGAGTGGTGAATGGTTGGCGAAGCCGCGTGACGCGCAGCGTTTTACGCGGTCTTGAGCGCCGCTTTCAGGTCGGTCCGCAGGTCGAGCAGCATCCCGTCAATCTCGCGCAGTTCCTCGGGGGGGAGGTGCGTCCACAGCGGGAGCTTCGCCTCCTTCTCGTTCCAGCGCCTCATCACCGCGCGCAGCGGATGCAGCAGCAAATCGCGCGCGTTCTCAATCGGCGCATTCGGATCGTAAGGCTTGTTCGGGTCTTTCACGCGCGCCCCGCCCATGCGCGGTTTCGGCAGCGCATCCGCCAGGGCACGGTAGCTGCGCCCGTCCACATATTGCGCCACGGCTGCGAACACCGGGTTGCTCTCATCCATCGGCGAAGCCGCGTCCGCGCTCAGTAGTTCCGTGAAATTGTCAAGCAGCAACTGTTGGGCATTTTCAAAACGGACACGCGTGTCCGTTTTGGATTTCGACAGGCTCGCGATGAACTCCTCGGCGATGCGCATCCGCCGCCGAGCGTCGCGGTCGCTATGCCCAGTGGCGTCCTGCACCCACTGCATGAAGTTGCCGTGCGCAATCTGCCGTTTCGCCTCCAGCAGCACGAGGCCGTTGAGCGTCGCGCAGATGCCGCTCATGCGGTCGTATCGCTCTTCGGCGGCGAGCAGCGACTTGCTCGCGCTGGCGAGCTGTTCGGGGTTCATCTCGGCGAGATGCAGCGCCGTGGCGAGCGCATTGGCGGGCGACGCCGGGGAGGTCGTCGCGAGTTTCGTGTCGGGTGTGGGTGTGGGTGTGGGTGCTTGCAGGGTGTTGGTCATAAAGTGATCAGTTGAGTGAGAAGAAAATCCCCGCGCTCGCGGCCTTGCCGTCTGCGCTCGTGCTGAAGACGTGCATCAGCGGCATCGGGATTCCGTGCGGCTGTCCGAGCGTCCTGAAATACGCCACCGCGAAATCGAAGTAGGGAAGCATCTCGTTCATTGCGCCCCCTCCGCGAAGTATTCCGCCGAAAGCTCCCGCGCCACGGCATCGCTGGCCGCGTGCGCATCCCCGAGCTTCTGCGCCGCGTGCCGCAGGCCGAGGATGTTCTCAAACCGCACGCGCTTCGCCTGCATCACAGCCACCTGCGTGGCGATCGCGTTTGCCGCGTGCCGAAGCTCATCGTCGCCCGCCGCCGCGATCAGCGAGTAGCCCTGCGAGCCGGGGAAGCTGAGCACCCCCGCCGAGCGTTCCGCGAGCTTGCGCACATAGCGGTCATCCCACCCGGCGCGGTGCGCGCAAATCTGCCGCGCCGTGAGCCGGCCAAAGGTCGCGAGCATCCCCTCAAATTCCGCGACATCGAGGAAAAGCTGCTCGCGGTCGCGCCGCTCCTTCTCCGCGAGCGGAAGCTCCGCCTGAATCGCCTCCGCATTGGACGTTGGAAGTTGGACGTTGGACGTTGGACGTTCGCTCAGCATTTGGGCCTCCGTTGAATTTCTGCGGTGCAAAATTGCGCCACGCGCATGAGCTGCGGCACCGGCAGCGTGCGCAGCACGTCCTCGATCACCACCGGCATGTCCTGCGTGTTCCCGTTCCACCGCTCCGCGAGCCAAAGCATCACTCCGCGCATCGTGAATCTCCACTCCGTCCGCGTGCGGTTGTTTGGCCCGTAATGCTCCAGCGTCCGCGTGCCGGAGAGCCGCCCATTCTGCGCCTCATCCAGCACGGTGCGCTTGCGGAATTTGATGATGCGCGCAACCTCCGCCGCCGTCAGCACGGTCTTCGAGCGCAGGTCCGGCGGCACCATGAAGAACAGATCCCCGGCATCGGGGACGCGGTTCAGCAGCGCGAGGGCTTTGGGTGACAGTGCGGGCATGGGCAAAAAATCAGAACCGAAGAAGGCCGAGCGCGCGGGCGAGAAACCCGGCCGCGATCAGTATCGCGACGATCGCGGCGGCAATGAGCAGCACGCCGAAGATGGTGAGCACACCGCCGACGATCTCGCGCAGCACCTGGCCGATGCGTTCGCGGGTCGTGGGGACATTGGAGAATTTGCGTTTCATGGGGTGGGTGTAGCTTAGAGGCGCTCCCGGCGCTCTTGATTCATCCGCGTCATGCGCTCCTGCGAAGCCATCTCCTGCGCAGTCCGCAGCCCTCGCTTTTCCAGCCAGGCGGTGCAGGCGAGATTGATCTCTTGGATGTTGAAGTATCCCGCCGCGCCGTGTCCGCCTGTGCCGACATCCACAGAGAAATGCGTCCGGCGCTTGTCGATGTCTGCCCCGCTTTTCACAGCGCACCGCCTTCCTTGTTACCGCGGCGGTCGCGGCGGGCGCGGCGGGAGCGGCAATCGTCCACCACGATGAGCGCGAGCATCACGAGCGCCGTGAACGCCGCCGCGACCATGATCACGCAGAGGTCGCAGGCGGTGTCGAACGTCATCGAATCGCCGAAGCCCGCGACGACGACGAGCAGCGCAATCGCGATGCCTCCGAACAGCGTGAGCAGCCGCTCCGCATGGCGAAATTTCGGCGCGGCATCGGTGTGGGGCGACGCGGCCCGTGCCCGCTCCAGCTCAGCCGTGCCGGCCTCGACGGTCTCGCGCAGCTTCGCGCTCGCGCGCTGGAGGTCGGAGAGCCGTTGCAGCTCGGCCCAGTTCAGACCGGCGCGAGGTTTCGATGGAGGGAATAGGTTTGTGGTGTCTGTGATCATGGGTGTGTGGGGTTTGGTGAAAGTTCTAGCAGCCCGCCGTGCTGAGCAGCCCGGCGTCGTCCTCGGCCTGCCGGAGTGCGTCCTCGAATTGCGGACGCGTGAAATCCTTCTCCTTCCCGATGGTCCACACGCAGGAGAAGCCGTGGACATCCAGCGCCTGCATCCCCGCCGCGCCGCGCTCCTCGCGATACAGGTCAAAGTCCGCCAGCATCCGCCCGGCCCGCTCGCCCCGCGTCTCCGCCGCGAAAATCCCGCCACGCCGCCGATGCTCGGCAGACAGCTCCCGCTCGGGACCGGCATCGCCGCGCGAGCCGTCCGCGCCCTTCACTGTGAGCAGCGTGCGAAATTCAAGCTGGCACTTCTGCGCGTCGCGCAATGTGACCGCCGCGCTGCGTGCGGCCTTGGCGCGTTCGGGGCACAGCGTTGCAAAGGCGACTGCGGCGGCGTCGTAAAGCGCGAGCAGCTCATTCGCGTCGGCGTGCTCAAAGGCAACGTCGGCAAGAATCGTAATGGCATCAATCATCGGCATCATGGGTGTGGTGGTGGGTCGGGGTTAGGGAGTGGGGAAAGACGCGACCGCGTGGCGAATCGCGGGGATGTGCCGAGGCCGGGTGATTCCGCCGCTGAGAATCCCGCTGACGACCGCGTAGTTCACGCGGGCCTTCGCCGCGACTTGGTGCAGATCGAGATGCTTGCGCGCGATGCTCGCGGCGATTTCCAAAATCTCGCGGGCCGGGATCACCTTGTCGGCGCTGCGTTTCTTCGGGCGGTAGGATGTCGGGGTGCCTTTCATTGAGTAACAAACTTGCGCAAAGAGTTTCATAGTCTTGCCGGGGTGTCAAATAAAAGTTTGCAAAAAATTTTGCGGGTGCTCTTATGCACCCATGACACCCATCCAGAAGGAGGCGCTGACGAAGCGCATCGCCCGCATTGTCGAGAGGGCCGGAGGCTCGTCGGCAGTCGCGCGACGCCTCGGCGTCACGCCACCGGCGGTGCGCGCATGGACGCTCGGCAGCACGCCGTACCACGAAAATCTCGCCGCGCTGTGCGAGGCATACCGGCTGAACCTCGACTGGCTGCTCACCGGCCACGGCGACGAAGAAAACGGGTTCCCGTCGCATTCAAACTCTTTGAAGGAATCCCATGCTACGGATAGCGGTGATATGAAGGCGCACCGCCTCGCCGAAATGCTTCGCGAGCTGTCTTCCACGCCGCACACTTTTCTGCCGCTCGCCATCGCGCGGGTGCGCGAACTCTTCGAGGAATACATGCACGCCATGCAAATGCGTGCCAACAATCACTCGCCCACGCCGGTCAAATACGGCACACAGAAACGCAACCAACGCAAACCATGAAACTCCACACCCTTCTTCCTTCGCTCCTTTGCGCCTTCACGATTCACCTTTCCGCCGCCGAGCCGACGCCCGCGCCTGCCAAGCTGGAGCGCATCGTGCCCGCGCAGATGCGCCTCACCGTCGTGCCCACAGCAAACGACCCGCGCCCGTCGCGTCGCCGCACGATGGAGATCCGCATCGACAACAACGGCCCGCAAGCCGAGACGGTGAACGTCACGACCTCGTGGTTCACCGAGGGCGACATGCACCGCGACAGCGTGCGCCGAAAATACACGCTGCTCAGCCGGGAGCACGGTCTCTACAATGTGGACAGCGACCACGACGGCCCGCACACGGAAAAGCTCACCGGCTGGGTTGTCGTCGTGCGGAGGGCGAACGGCGAGCTGCTCGCGGTGAAAGGCAGTCCCCAGCGTTTCGAGACGGTCGCGCGCACGCCCGGCGCAATCCCCGAAAAATAGCCATGAGCTTCTCCCGCTCCCAACAGCCGGAACTCCGCACCGCGCTCGCGCTCGCGTGGGCGGCGCATTGCCGCACGCAGGGACTCGCGCCGGAAGACGGTGCAAGGTGCCTGCGCAAGCGTTGCAAGTTGGAGGGGTGCCGATTCTGCGGCTGGTATGAGCATCACCTCGAAGCCGCCACCGGCTTCCGATCCACCACGGAATGCGACGACGGCCGCGACTACGAGCGATTCATGGCCCGGCTGGAGGAGATCCACTGCGAGGGCATCAAGTGGGGATTGCGGATGCGCTCCGGCGACGCCCGGCGGCTGCTGTATTCCCTCGGCAAGCGGTGCAAGGGGCATGGCATGGATGAGATTTACCTGCGCCGCATCGCCGCGAAAGTGTGCGGCCTGCCTGGGCTGCCATTCCTGCACGAGCTGGATGCCGGGCAGATGCGCGACGTGCGCGCGGCGGCGATGCGCACGGGAGCCGTGCGCGCCACGCAGGGGGAAAGTGCTCAGTGCTCAGTGCTCAGTGCGGACGCGGAGGCCGACGCGGAGGTGGAGACGGCGGACTGCCCATTCTAAGCCACTCATCCTCGCCGCGCCCGCCGCGCCCGCCGCGGTGCAATAGCCCGCAGCGCGAGCCGCACATCATCGCCGCGCCCGCCGCGTTCGCCGCGGTGCAATAGCCCGCCAGTGAGCCCCGCATCACCGCCGCGCCCGCCGCGCCCGCCGCGGTGCCATCGCGTCGCCAAGGTTTTTTTTGTCGGCAGCGGAAAAAAATCGCACATTTCCGAAAATCGCTGCGCGCAATACGCGCGATGCGCGCGGTGCGTTATACAACGAAGGTTCGACGGGGCAACCTCGCCCCATGCAACCCGAACCCTCTCCCGTTGTCAATTCCGAACCCTCCGAACCCTCCGGCGCGAAGTCCGTCCTCGCCAGCAAGACGTTTTGGATTCTCATCCTCGGCACGTTCATCGCGCCGCTGCTGAAAAAATTCGGCATCCAGTTTGGTGACGCCGAAGTGCAGCAGACCGCCGAGACGCTCATCAATGTCGGGATGCTCATCTCCGCGATCTGGGCACGCAGCAAAGCCACCGGCCCGCTGCGCTTCACCATCGGTCGCTCCGCCACACTGCTCGCGCTCTTCGCGCTCATCACATTCACCGGCTGCGCGCAGACCGGAGTCCGCGCCGGCCTGAGCTACGCGGACGGCCAGAAAAACCTCGACGTGACGACAGACGGCAAAAGCGTCCGCGTGAAGGGCGGCCTGAATTTCAACGGCAGCAACGTCGGCGGGCAAGTGGATCTCCCGCTGCCCCGCCGCAACAAGGGATTCGCGAAGTAAGGCGATGAATTTTCAGAACGACATCCTCGCCGTGCAGACCAAGCTAAACGCTCTCGGTCACTGCCGCGTGAATGTGGACGGCCTCGCCGGACCGCAGACGTGGGGCGGCATCGCCTACGAACTCGGCCTCGGCATTGACACCGTGCGCTCCGCGAACCTCCGCGCCGCGATCGCCACCGCGCAGCGCAGCCTCACCCGCGCGCACCTTTACAGCGGCCCGGCGGACAGCATCGCCGGGGCGCTCACCTGGGCGGCAGTGCGCCGCGCGCTGGATGCAAAGGTGTCGCCGCCTTCGCTCCCGCAGCCGCCGGTCGAGCAGCCATTCGAAGGGCAAGTGGACGCCCGCAGCGAGGCGATGATTGCCACCCTGCACAAGCGCACGCAGCCGCTCGTCATCGCCGCGCTGCTCGCGGCAAACAAGGGCGTCGCGAGCAACGGTCTTCACTGGGTCATTACCAGCGGCACGCGCACCTACGCGCAGCAGCACCAGCTCTGGCTCAAGGGCCGCGGTCTTCCGGGGCCGATCGTCACGAACGCGCCCGCCGGTTATAGCAATCACAATTTCGGCATCGCGTGCGACGCCACGCTCTTCTCGCTCGGGGAGCCCGTGTGGGAATCGCCGCACTACCGCCGCGTGTGGGGGCCGGCCGTAAAAGCCGCCGGCCTCGAATGGGGGGGCGACTGGAAGGCCCTGAAGGACGAACCGCACGCCGAGCACAGACCTGCGTGGGCTCGCGGTATGAGCACAGGTGCGATGCTCAAGGAGCTGCGCAGCCGCGTCGCCAGCGGCACAGACATTTTTGCCTGAAACCCTAAACCCAAACACCCCGACCAAATGACAATGACCAAGGAAAACCGGAAGGAACTCCGGCAACTCGCCAGCCAGCTCCGCAAGGCGGATGCCGAAAAGCTCAAGCTCCAGCGCGATCACCTGCGCGCCTGCCAAGGCGCACAGAAAGCAGTGGGCCGCGCGATCATGAAAATCGACAAGATGCACCGTAATGCGTTCCTCGCCGCTGGGCGCGTGCTCGCGGCAGAGATGAAGGGCATCGCGAAGCGCACCGCTGCAATCGAGAAGCGCGCATCCATCTTGCAAGGGAGGCTCGGGCAATGAGGTCCGCCGCACTCATCCTGCGCGACGTGGATCGCGGCGCGGAACTCACGCAGGCCATCGCGTCCGCGAAGACAGAACTCGACGCCATCGAGGAACGGCTCGAAGCCGACGCCCTGGCACGCCCCGATGAGCACGAGGCGCTCGCCGACGCCAGCCGCGAAGGGCGGCAGTTTTTGGCGAAGGGCACGCGCATCACGCTGCCCATCGTGTTCACCAGCGACCTGCTCGTGAAGACCTTCGCGCCGAAGAGCGACGTGCATGACCGCATCGAAGCCGCCAGCGACGGCCAGCTCGCGCGCTTCTACCGGCTGAAGCCCGTCTTTGAATGCACGCAGAAGGACGGCAAGGCATTCCGCACCTTCGCCGCCGAGATCCTCGGGACCAAGGCGCCGGCGCTCGTCGCCGCGTGCAGGCAGGTGGACAAGAACGGCATCCCCAAAAGCAGCACGAAGCTCGAATGGAAGGACGCGCTCGCCGCGCAGGAGGACGCAGCATGACTTTACCGCGAAGCAACGAAGCAGCGAAGGGGGGCAAGAGTTGCGTTGTGCCCAAAGAGAGTCACGCGCAGGCGCACCCATGTCATGAGCCGAAAGCTCAGGCCCCCGCGCCGTCCACCGCGCCCGCCTTCGCTTCTTCGCTGCTTTGCGGCGCAATTTTGATCACCTTCATGGTGCTGCCGGTGCGAACGGCAGCAGCAGGGGACAGGGTGCCCGCTCCGGTTGGGGAACCGGAGCGGGCGATGCCTCCTCTTTCTTTGGACGTTGGACCGCGTAAAGGCCGCGTGGCCGCGTCCCCCGCGGCTTTACGCGGTTGGACGTTGGACGTTGGACGTTCGCTCTCGCTCGCCGACATCCAGATCGCCGAAGGCGCAGCCGCGCTGTCCGTGCTCGGCGTGTTCGTCGCGCTCATCGGCTCGCACTTCCGCCTGCAAAAATACATCCGCGACGTGGCGGGCGTGAAAGAGACCGGCACGATGAGCATCACCGGCCAGCCCATCATGGTCGCGCAGGCGAGGGAATACGCCACGGTCGGCGCGCTCACAGACCTCGCGGACAAGACCGACAAGGAGCTCAAAAGGCTGCGCGAGCACGTCATCCCGCGCTCGGAGCTTCTCTCCATGTTCAAGGAGCTGAAGGACGCCGGGGCTTCGCGCCTCTCGGAGATCACCGAACGGCTGGACCGCATCGCAGGCATCGAGGGCAAGACCGCCGCCGCCTTCGAGCAGTTCCAGCGCGACCTGCCTAACATTATTCGTCATGCGAAATGACCCTTCCACTGGCAATCCTTCACGTCCTGGTCGCCGCGCGCCGCGCGATCACGGTGCCACTCATCGCCGCCGAGGTTCCGCATTTCACGGGCAAGGCCGAGACGGATGCGGACATCAACGCCACGCTCTCGCAGCTCTCCCGCATGGAGCCACCAATGGCGAAGGGCACGGACACGGGCCTGCGCGGCACGGTCTGGACATTCACGGCGGACGGCAAACTGGAGGTGCTGGGATGAGCGTCGCCCACAAAGCCCGCCACGCCCCGATTGCCGCCAGCCCGCGGCATACCCCCTCGGATTCATTCCCGCGCGTTTTGCATAACGTTTCCGCGCGTTTGCATCGCGCCTGCAATCCTTCCGCAAACCGTCCCTACCCTACATCGCATGACCTCCCCGCTCAACCCACCCGTGAATGACGCCCAAGCGCCGCACATCCAAACGCCAGACCAGCCGCCGCGCCGCCGCGCCGGAGCCGCTGCATTTTCCCGCGGCCCGTCGCGACGCGAAGATCAAGGGATTCGAGATGGATCGCCAGCGCAAGGTCATCGGCTGGTGGGCGGAGAAGGGCGAAGCGCACGCCCGCCGCATGATCAAGAAGGAATGGGGGCTTTCGGTCGGCTGCACTGCCTTCTACGCGGCGCTGGCCTTCTGGCGCTCGTCCTCCAAGTATGCGCAGGTGGAAGCCGAGGCGCGGGTGCAGATGGAGCAGGAGGTCGCGAGCAAGGGCAGCATGTCGCCCGAGGAGAAGCACGCCGCACTGGAGCGGAACTTTCTCACCATCGCCGCCGCGTCTGCCGACACGGAGACGTTTCTGGAATTCCGCAAGCTGGAGCTGAAGCGCCGGGAGGTGGACGCCAAGCAGAGCGAGGCGAAGGCCAAGCTGAAGCACCGCTCACAGGAACTCGACCGCAAAGAGCGCGAGCTGGCACTGGCGATCGACAAGTTCCAATTCGACGGGGCCAAGGCCGCGCTGAAATTTGTGAAGGAACTGAAGGCCATCGCGGCGGACCGTTCGCTGAGTTCCGACGACAAGATTGCCGCGGTGCGGCTCAAGCTGTGGGGCACCGCCCCGGAGGTGAAGGCGTGAAGACGAAACGTCCAACGTCCAACGTCCAACGTCCAACGTCCAAGGCGGAGGGCGCCATCGGACTCATCAAGTTCCGTGCGTATCAGGAGCCGATTTTCCGCGACCATGAGAGCAAGACTGTGATCCTGCACTGGTCCCGGCAAATCGGGAAGAGCTACACGCTCGCGGCGTGGGCCGTGGATCGGCTGCTGCGGTTCCCTGGGCGGCTTGTGACGGTGCTTTCCAACTCCCGCGACAACGGGGCGGAGTTTGTGATCAAGGCCGAAGAGATTTGCCGTGCGCTCGGCGTCGCGATTGAGGGAGTCGAGACGGAGAGCAATGCGGATGAGCTGAACGGGCGTCAGGATTTGAGCGAGGATCTGAAATACGAGGCGATGCGCTTCGAGATTAAGATCACGGTCGGCGGAATCACCGGGCGCATCAAGGTGCTCGCGGCGAATCCCCGCACGGCGCGCGGCTTTTCCGGCGACCTCATCCTCGACGAATTCGCATTCCATGAAGACTCGCAAGCGATTTGGGAAGCGGCTGAGCCCATCATTTCGAGCAACCCGGATTTCCTCTGCCGCATTTCCAGCACCGGCAACGGGAAGCGGAACATGTTCTATCAGCTCGTCTCGCGCGGGGATATTCCCTACAACCGGATGCGCCGGTCGGATGCCCACGCGATGGGTGCGCTGCGGATTCACAGCATCATCAGCGGGAAAGAAATCACGCCGGACGAAGCGCGCCGGCAGTCGGCTGACAAGCGGGCCTACGATCAAAACTACGAATGCACCTTTGCGGATGAGAACGCCGCGCTGCTCACGCAGGAACTCATCAGCGCCGCCGAGCGCGCGATGATCCCGATTGACGAGCAGGAGTGGAGCGTGAACAGCCTGCAACGGATGCACCGCGCCGAGGGCGACATCTACGTGGGGCAGGACTTCGCCCGCGTCGGCGACCTCTCCGTGCAGGCGGTCTTTGAAAAGGTGGGCCGCGTGAAGCGCATGATCGGCCTGCTCACCATGCAGGAGATGCGCATCAAGCAGCAGTTCGACGAATTCGAGCGGCTCGGCCTGCTCCCGAAATTCCGCCGCGCGTGCTTCGACATGACGGGCAACGGTCTCGGGCTTTTTGAAATGGCCGAGGAAAAGTTCGGCACCGACCGCATCGAAGGCGTGAACTTCTCGAGCACGGAACCCGTCACCGACCGGATTCGCAGCGAAGGACGCAAGGCACCCACGGCGAAGGTGACGGAAATCATGGCGACAAACCTCGTGGCGGAGTTTGAGGACAAGACCATCGAAATCACGCCCGACCCCGCGCTGCGCGACGATCTGCGCAAGCCGGAGAAAATCACCAGCCCCGGCGGGCGCGTGAGCATCGCCGCCGCCCGCGACGTGAAAGACCACGCGGATCGATTCTGGGCCATCGCGCTCGCCATCCGCGCCGCGGGAAATCACAGCGGGCCGTTCCATTACCAGGCGGTCGAGCGCGCAGCGGGCAAATTTAAGAAACGGAGGGCACTCGTTTGAAGACATCCCGCAAACCCAAGGCACTCGCACCCGCCACACAGACGGCGACGCAAATCACCCCGCAGCGCGTGCAGCGTTCGCTCCAGGCACGCTACAATCCGATCGCGCAGCTCACGCCCGCCTACCTCACTTCCTCGCTCGACCTTTTCGCGCAGGGCTACCTCGGGCAGTTCGCCCGGCTCGCGGATGCCATCGAGCGGCGCGACGACAAGATTGCGGCCTGCCGCCGCAAACGCATCTCCGCCGTCGCGCGCTACGGCTTCGAGATTCTCACCGCGGATGTCGGCGAAGACAAGGAGCTCGCTGCCACGGCGGAGCAGCACAAGGAGGTGCTCGAGTATTTCTATGGCAACGTCACCGCCTGCAATGCGCTCGATGAAAATCAGCGCGGCGGCTTCGCACTCCTCGCGCGGCAGATGGCGGATGCCATCGGCAAAAAGTATGCGGTGCATGAGATCGTGATGAAGCCCGGCGACGGCGCGGAGGATGGCGGGCTCACCGCCGAGCTGCGCTTCTGCCCGCTCTGGTTCTTTGAGAACCGCACCGGCAAGCTGCGCTTCCTCGACCAAGACACGGCCACGGAAGGCAAGGACATGAGCGCCGAGCAATGGCTCGTGACGGTCGGCGACGGCATCATGGAAGCCTGCGCGGTGGCCTACCTTTACAAGCGTTTGCCGCTGCAAGACTGGCTGAGCTACACGGAAAAATTCGGGATGCCCGGCCTGCTCGGCAAGACGCCCGCCACACCCGGCAGCGCGGAGTGGAATGCGATGGAGAGCGCCGTGGGCGCATTCATGAACGACTGGGCGGCCGTGGTGAACCAGGGCGCGGAAATCTCGCTCGTGGAAGCCTCCGCAGGCGGCGGGCAAAATCCCTTTGAGCCGCTCATCGAGCGGATGGACCGCGCCATCGCGATCCTCTGGCGCGGTGCGGACCTTTCGACCATGAGCGCCGGCAACGGCGAGGGGCAAGGCGCGAGCGTGCAAGGCGGCGAAGGGGAACTGCTCGAGCAGGATGACGCCGCATGGCTTGCGGAGACGATGCAGATGCAGCTCTCCCGGCTCGTCATCGAATACCATTTCGGCAAAGGCGTGCGCCCGCTGGCCTACATCACCATCAAGACGCGGGACGATGGCGACACGCGGCTGGACATCGAGGTGCTGAGGGCCGCGAAGGAACTCGGCATTCCGATCGCAGTGAAGGATGCGCGCGAGCGGCTCGGGCTGGTGACGCCGGATGAAGGCGAGGAACTGCTCGGCAAGCCGGAGCCGAAGGATGGAACCGCGGCGGACGCGGCGGACGCGGCGAAGAAGCAGGAGGAAAAGGCGAAGCAGGAGGAGGCGGATGCGCTGGCGAATGAACGCGGCGGCGGGGCGGACTCTCCGGTGCTTGGGAAGCTGCTGGCGAAGGCGCGGCACTCGTTCCCGGCGGCGCTTGCACGCGACTTGCAGCCGTTGAAAGCGGCGCTTGCAGCGGTCCTGCACGGCGACGACGCAGGCCTCGCGGAGCGTGCGGCGGCGCTGGATGCGAAGCTGCGCGACCCGGCTTTCGTGGAATCGCTCATCACCTCCGCCGCGAGCAGCACCGCGCTCTTTGAAATCCTGTCCGCCGCCACGGCGCAGGGGCTTTCCACCAGTCACTAGTCACCAGTCACCAATCACAACCCATGAACCTCTTCACCCGCTTCCTCGCCATCTTCGCCAATGACCGGGAAACCGAAACCGCCGACGTCGGCTTCGCGAACCAGCTCGCCGACACGCGCCCGCCGGAGTGGGTCGAGATCCCATTCGGCAATCACGACCACAAGAACGGCCTGCAAGTCTTCGACCGCGCGAGCGCGGAGACCATCGTCGCGAACTTCAAGTCGCTGCTTGGGGCGCGCACCTTCGGCGGGCTGCCGTGGTATGTGGGGCACCCCGATGTGGCGGAGTTTTCCAACACCTACAAGGACCGCGGCGCGCGCGGCTGGGTGAAGGAAATGCAAGTCGGCGACGCCGGGCTGCGGCTGCGCGTGAAGTGGAACGCGGAGGGCGAGGCCATCATCGCCAATGAGACGTTCAAGTATTTTTCCCCCGTGTGGGGCTGCGCAGCGGTGCCGGGGAAATCCCGCCAGTTCCGCCCGGTGCGCATGAAATCCGTCGGGTTCACCAACGAGCCCAACATCGGCGTGATGCCGCTCTCCAACGCAAACGAAAAAACAACCGACCAAGACATGAATCCAAAAGAACTCGCCGCGCTGCTCGGCCTCGACCCCGAGACGGCAACGCCTGAAACCATCAACACGGCGATTACCTCGCTGAAAGAAACCGGCCCCGCGCTCGCCAACGAGAAGGCCGCAAAGGCAGAACTTGAAACGCAACTCGCGAACGAGAAGGCCGCGAAGGACGCCGCCGCCGCATCGCTCGCCGCCGCGACCGCCGCGACCGCCGCGGTGAACACGCAGCTCGCCGCCAAGAAGGCCGAGGCTGAAAAGGCCGGGGCAGAACTCGCCAATGAGCGCGCCGCATTCGCCGCCGAGCGCAAGGCGCGCATCGAGCTACTGCTCGCAAACGCCATCCGCGACGGGCGCATCACGGAAGCCCAGCGCGAGCCGTGGGCGAACGAACTCACGACCGCATTCGACGCCAAGAGCGTGGAACTCGCGAACGCAAAGCCCGCCATCCACACGGAAGCGCGCACCAAGAATCTCGGACAGCGCAAGGAAACCAGCGACGCGGCCGGCAAGGTCGTGGAACTGGCAAACGAGCGCATGACCAAGAATGCAGACGGCAACTGGGATCGTGCCTGGAAGGAAACCCTGAAGGAACACGCAGACCTCGCGCTGCTGCTGAAGCAAACCGCCAAAGCCTAACGCCGCGGCACAACACCACACCAAAGAACCAACCAAACAGATGAACACACTCATCATCACCAGCGCCGCCCTTGCGGTCCTCACGGTTCTCGTCATCGCGTTGTGCGCGCGGACGAAGAATCTCACCGGCTTCGCGAATATCGCGGAGGGAACCCACACGGACAGCGTTACCAAGCTGACCGATGCAGCCATCACCACGCGCCACCTGCTTTACAAAGTGGGCACCGACGCAGATCACATCGCCGTGGCAGGCGCGAACGATGTCGCAATCGGCACGGTCGCCGATGAGGCCAGCGCCGCGGAGGAATACGTCGCGGTGGACCTTCTCGGCAAGGGGCCGACGAAGCGCATGGTCGCCAACGCGGCGATGACCACGACCGGCGTGCCGGTCTTCCAGGCTGCCGCCGGCAAAATTGCTCTCACAGGGCAGCGGCAGGTCGGCATCCTCTTGCAGACCTCCGGCGCGGACGGCGACGTGGTGGAGGTGGATGACCGCGTTTCCACCGTGCTCGACGGCGGGGTGCTCGTCACCGCGGCGAAGACGCTCACGGCGGCGGATAGCGGCGTCACGCAGTTCCTCGACCTCGCAGGCGGCTTCACCGTCACACTGCCGGCCTTGAAGCTCGGTCTGCGGTTTCCCTTCGTGGTAAAAACCGCGCCGACCACGGCCTACATCATCGCCTCGGCGACGGCTGACAACATCATCGGCTGGCCCTCCAATATCGGCGGGGCTGACTCCGTGGCGGACGGCAATGCCGCGGGCGACGTGCTCAACTTCGTCGCCAACGTCGCGCTCGCCGGAGACATGGCCGAGTTCGTCTGCGACGGCACGAGCTGGCATGTGCGCGCCCACGCCAAGGCGATCAACGCCATCACCATCACCGGCTAATCCACGGCGGAACCACCAACGAAAGACACACGATCACACACATGAAAAAACAACTCATCATCCCGACCGGCGAAGGGCTCATCACTCCCGCCGACCTCGGAGGCAACAACCGCTCCGGCGAGATCTATCTCGCGAACGAGGCGCGTTTCACATCGGCCAACTTCTCCCAGCCCCTCACGGCTTACTCCGTGGGCTGGAAGGATGCGGAAGACATCAAGGGCACGCTCGACTTCATCGCACCAGAGGTGCCGGTCGGTCGCCGCTTCGAGTTCAAGAACGCCACCAACAGCGAGGAGTTCCTCTCTGAAACGGACGACATCCGCGCCATCGGCTCGCCGTTCAAGCGTGTGGAGTTCAAGGGCACCTCGACGAATGAGAAGACCTACAACAAGGGTCTCACCATCCGCATCGACAAGGACGACATGCTCGACGGCGACGAGGAGCGCGCAACGATGCGCCTCAAGACGCGCCTCCTGCGCAACGACCTGCGCCGCGCGATGACCGCGCTGCTCGCGATCGACAACAGCGGCACGGCCTACACCTGGGGCAGCTCGGGCACGCCGGACTCCAACGTGATGAACCGGATCGACGCCGCGGGCGACAGCTCGGGCATCAATCCGAATCGCATCGTGTATGGCTTTGCAGCATGGCTGCTCCGCCGCACGTCCTACGAAGCGCAGGCCACCGCCGGCGCATTCGCGGGGCTCAATGCCACGGTGAACGAAGTCGCGCAGCGTCTCGGCCTCTCCGGGGGCCGCGTCTCCAGCGAACGCTACCAGTCCAGCGCCACCGCGAAGAGCAAGACCATCGGGGCTTACTTCGTGGTGTTCAACGCGGCGGATGGCGTCGGCAAGGACGACCCGACCAACCTGAAACGCTTCGTCACCCCCGTGGGTGACATGGGCCTGCGCGTCTATCGCGAGGAGCATGACAAGTTCATCGACATCTCGGTGGAGCACTACTCGAACGTCGTCACCACGGCCACCGTGGGAGCGAAGAAGGGGAACATCTCCTAACCGGCGACGGTTCACACACCGCGCCCTGGGCAACCGGGGCGCGGAAGTGAGCCGGAACGAACGTCCAACGTCCAACGTCCAACGCTCAACATCCAATGCCAAACTGGACCGCCATCACTGAGACCATTGTTCGCACGGGGAAAATCTCCGCGCTGGTCGATGCCGTGCAGGGGCGGGCCGATGCGGATGCCCAGGCGGACCCGCTGCCGCAGATGATTGCGGACGTGACGGCCATGCTGCGCTCCGCGGTGAGCACGGGCAATGCGCTCGACAGCAACACGGCGAAGATTCCCAACAGCCTGCTCGGCCTCGGCACTCGCATGGTCGTGCGCCGGGTGAAGGACCATCTCGACATGGAGATGACTGCCGCCGAGCAGAAGCAGGCCGACGAGGATCGGAGCTACCTGAACCGCATCATGGATGCGAAGCTGAGATTTGAAACGCCGGACGACGCGGACGGAAGCAGCGAGATGAACCCCTCGCAGCCGTCTATCCGCACGGTGGAGCCGGACACGACACGCCGCTTCACGCGCGGCGGGATGGGAGGGCTATGAGCAAGGGCGCTGCCAAATTTACGAAGACGGTGCGGGCGAAGCGGGAGAAGGCGAGGCTGCGCGAGCCGCAGAGCGACACGGATGGGCGGTGCCGCAGGAACGTCCAACGTCCAACGTCCAACGTCCAACGTCCAATGTCGGAAGGGGGATGCTGCGAATGATCGCCTTCGACACACCGCTGCCTTGGGAACAGGCGCTCGACATGCTCGATGCCAAGGGGCTGCTGCCCACGCATCTTTCCTCGCGCGAGATTCGCGAGCAATGGGGGGCGGACCTGCGGGCGCGTTCGCTTTTTTCGGCACGCACGGCGAAGGCAGAGGTGCTGCAAGGCTACCGCACGCAGCTTGCAGACCTGCTCGACGGCAACACGAACGGCGCGACGGCGCGGGCGAAGATTCAGGACATGCTCGACGGCCTCGGCTACGATGCCGAGCGCGGCGGCTTCCCGGATATGCCAGGCGAACCCGTCACCGCTGGCTCTTTGCAAGACCTCGCGAGCAATGGCCGCGTGGATCTCGTGCTGCAAACGAACATGCGGCAGGTGGCGAACGCGGCTTTCCGTGAGAGCGGACAGAGCGACTACGCGCTCTTCGCGTTCCCGGCGTACGAGCTGGTGCGCATCTACCCGCGCGCGGTGCCGCGCGGCCTGCGCCGCACGAAGGACGGCATGGTGGACGACCCCGGCCAGTCGTGGCCTGACCGCTGGGAGAAAATCGGCGGCGACTTTTTCGACGGCCGCATGATTGCGCGCAAGGATTCGCCCGTGTGGGATTCGCTCGGCAACTCGGGGGAGTTTGACGACGCGCTCGATGCGTCCTTCCCACCCTTCGCGTTCAACAGCGGATTCGGCTGGCGCGAAGTGCCGCGCGCGGAGTGCATCGCTCTCGGCGTCATCAACGCGGACACGGACATCCAGGGCAGCCGGGCCAGCATGAACGAGGGCGTGAAGGCGGCGGCGAAGTTTGACCCGGATTTCCTGCGCGCCGTTCGCGCGGACCTCGACACGGAACTGAAGGACGACTTGCTCGCGCTCAAGGGATCATCGAATGCGGACTATCTGCGGAGGGCTGCCGGGCTATGAGCGCCGCGCTCACCATCGAAGTGACGGACGGAATCTCCGCCCGGTATGCGCAGCTCATCGCCGGGCTGGGCGACCGCGCTGGAATGCACGAGGCGGTGGGCCGCGAGTGCCTCGGGCTCACGCGGAATCATCTCATCCACATCGCGGCCACGCGGCACGCCACGGCGGAGCGGCTCGGCGCGACGCCTTCCGGGCATTGGGCGCAGGCCGCGGAGAAAACGACGGAGACGCACACTGCGGCGGCGGCGACAATCACCATCCGACAGCAGGGCATCGGGCGCGCGGCGCACGATGTGACGATCGTTCCGCTCGGCGGAAAGAAATGGCTCACCATTCCGATTCACTCCTCGTCCTACAATCAGCGCGCCTACCGGATGCAGGGGCTTTTCTTCGCGCAGCCGAAGGGCAAGGCCACCGCGCTGCTCGGGCGGCGCGAGGGCACCGGCAAGGGCGCTTCGGTGACGTGGCTCTACATGCTCGTGCGTTCCGTTTTTCAAAAGCAGGACCGCACGCTGATTCCCACGGACGACGAATACGGCGTCGCGGCGAAGCTCGGCGTGCGGAACTACGTGGATTACCTGCTGACGCGCAGCGCGGGAGGGGCCAACTGACATGAGCACGCCCACGCCAGCGCAGAGCCGGAAGGAGCAGAGGGGAATCGAGATGCTGCTCTCGACGATGGACGAGCTTTCGCAGATCGCGGTCGTCTCGCGCTTCCGTGGCAACACCGTCGCGGAACTCGGCAAGGCGCTCGCGGGAAAATTCACCGCGGGCAAGCTGCCCGGCGCGGTCATTATCGTGCAACAGCCGGATGAAGTGCCCTCGGACAAGTCTTCGCAGGTGCTCACGATTGACCGCACGCACACCGTCACGGTCGTGGAGCTGGTGATGGAAAACCGCAAGCACGACGGCACCGATGACCTGCGGTGCGGCTACACCCACGAGGAGCTGAAAGACCTCGTGATGCAGCGCCTGCACGACCGGCGCATGAGCAATGCAACGCTCGTGTGGAAAAAGACCGTGCCCTTCACGGACGGCAAGGGCGGCGACGGGCACGAGATTATTTTCAGCATTCGCGGGCAGCTTGCCTCCGAGGTTCGCGGCGCGGAACCGGCGATCACATTTTCAGGGGGCAACTGCACGCTGCTCGGCGCGGGCTTCGCGGGAGAGACCATTCACTACACGACGAACGGGGATTATCCGTTCCCCGGCGAGGATGGCGTGCAGACCTACACGGCTCCGTTTGCGGTTTCCAGCGGCACCACGGTGATCGCGGCGAGCACTGCGACGGGGCGGACGCTTTCCGGCTTTCAGCAGAAGACGAGCCCGTAAGAGCGAACGTCCAACGTCCAACGTCCAACATCCAACGTCCAAAGTAAGAACCAACCAACACACACCACATGAGCACCAATTACCTTCCTGCCCAGCGCATCTCTCAAGATGCCAAACTCACACTTCGCGGCACCGCATTTGCGGCGCGCGGGGACATCAGCGACAAAGTCATCCGCGGCTACGTGGAAGTGCCGCTCTCCAGCGGACGCAAGCGCAAGGTCATCTCGGATGTGGGGTATCAGTTCACGATCCCGGTGCTCTGCACTTTCGCGGCGCTGCTGCCGCTCTTCACCTCGTGGCAGAAAATCCGATACGGGCAGGCGGTCGCGCCCCGGCCCATCCCCGTCACGGCAGTGAACACGGACAACAATTTCTCCGCGGCGTCGCACGGGCTTTCCACTTCGGACACGGTGCAGATTTACCGGGACTGCGCATTCCCGGCCTGCACGCCGGCGCTCAGCGTCTCGGAAGTCTATACGGTCACGGCGACGGATGAGGACACCTTCACACTCACCACCACGACCGGCTCGCCGACGCTGGTGGACATCACCAGCGCGACGCTGAACGGCGGGCTGTGGGTGGTGAAGCAGGACTCGCTCATCGTGAATCAGCGGGACTCGACGCAGCGCACGTTCCTGAACGTGGTGCCGGTGGAGCTTCCCGATCTTGTCTTCAACGGCTCGGCACTGCAATGGGAGGGCAACCTCGTCATTCGCTGCTTCCCCAAGCTCGGCGCGACGGCGGCAGGCGGCACGGCGAACTTCTTCACCTCGACGAATGCGGCTTTCACGGCTGCGACGTGGGCGGGCACGGAGGACATCACCATCTCGGACATGACGGCGGCATGGGCCAGCGGGCGCACCTCGACGCTGGAGACCTCGTTCCGCTGTGAGAAAGGGATGAGGGTCTCGTTCAAGC